GTACCGACTTCGCCCCGAGCAGCGGCAAGTTCATCAAGCTGTGCCAGCCGACGCCGGAAGAGATGGGTATTCCACCGCTTGCGCGGGCCCTGGCAGAGGCGTTGGAGAACTTCCACCCCAGCAGGGCAGGTGCACGCCACTGGACGCACGCAGCGGTGCGCCACGCGGCCCTGCAGTGCGAGGCGCAGAACCTGGGGTCGATGGAAGTGGAGCGGGCCGAGAAGGTATTCGCCCGCGCCTACGACATCACGATACGCATGCTAGTCGCCGGCGAGCCCTTGGGCGACATCGCCACCGGCATCGGCCACGACAGCCAGAAGAGCCTGATTGAGTTGGCCGACGAGTACGCAAGCCAACGCCAGGCCCGCCTGCTGGACCTCCAGCAGATCCCATCGAGCGCGGCCGCATGCCGTGCACACCTGCTGGCCAAGTTGAACATCAAGCGCGCCGGGCAGCCGGCCGGGGAGGGGGCGTGATGCGTACCTACCTCAAAGCCGTGCTGATGATCGTGCTGGCACCGACCGTGATCATCGCGGCATCTGCGGCCTTCACCCTGTGGGTCAGGTTTGCCGTGTCACTGGATCTTTCGTGGCCCGCGAAGCTGGCGATCATGGCAGGCCCGTCGATCCTGCTGGCCGCCATCCCAACCGCCTGGCTGATGAACAAGCTCGAGGAGAAGCACTGATGCGAAATTTGATTATCACCCGGATGCTTGACGTGGCCCTGTTGGCCATCTTGGTCGGCCCCTACCAAGGCCCCAAAACGTTTGCCGCCGCGCTGGTATGGATCATGGTCGGCCTGATGCTCATGGGGGCTCTGGCTATGAGTGATCGGCTGGCCTTGAAGATCGCAGGCTGCGGGAAGGCACATTACGCCTTTGGCCTTGCCGTACACGGCCTGTACATCGCTGCGCTGGTCTATGCCGGCTATCCCGTTCTTGCGGCCATCTATGCCGCTGTCATGGCGCTCATCCGCGTGGCCGCTCACTTGAAACTGAAGCTGCAGGAGGCGCACTGATGGACACCAACAAGATGCGCGACATCAGCCGCGAGCAGTTCGAGGCGCGCTACCCGGTGCCGGAAGGGGCTTGCTGGAACGCCGAGCAAGGCCGCTACGTTCTGTTCCACCTCAAGCTGTGCACCGTCGCCAAGTACGAGCGTTTCGTGGAGAACTGGGTGTGCTGGCAGGCCTCCCGCGACGCTGTGCTGGTGGAGCTTCAGGCGGAGATCGATGGTTACGTTCGGGATCGTCGCGAAGCTATCGAGGCCCATGTCCTGAAGGTGGCGCCATGACCAACTTGAATAGCATGTCACCTGCGGCCCGTTCCGCGGCAATGCGCGGGGGAATGGCTGGCTGGGGCCAGGTCGGCGGCCTACCAGGTCAGATCTGCTACCACGAGCCAGTCGACTCGAAGTCGCGCCGCCGGTGCGGTTGTGGCTGCTGCCGCCGGGCCACTCACCGCGGGATGGCAAACGGCGTGTGCTTGACCATGGGCTGCGACCTGTCGATGCGCCGCTGGGTGAAGGAGGCGAACCGTGGCTGAGAAGATCTCCGTCAACTGCCAGGCCAAGCTGTCCGAGGCCATCACCATGCTCACCCGCCTGTTCCGCGACAAGAAGTTCGTCGTGGTCAGCATGCGCCCTGGCAAGGACCGCACCCTGGATCAAAACGCATTGTGGTTTGCGATGTACGAACGCATCGCCAAGAGCACAGAGATGGGTGATATCGAGGACGTGCGCCGCTACTGCAAGCTGCACCTGGGCGTGCCGATCATGCGCGCCGGCTGCGCCGAGTTCCGCACCGGTTGGGCTGAGTCGTTCATCCACCTGGATTACGACGTGAAGCTGCGCCTGATGGGTCCGTGCGCGATGTTTGGGCCAGATGGGTTCCCGGTGACTCGGTTGTTCGACCGCGCCCAGGGCTGCCAGTACACGGACCGCATCGTTGAAGAGTTCAGCCGCAGGGGTGTGTTCTTCGGCGACCTGCTGAGCGAGGAGGCGGCATGAGGATCGTATCCAAGAAGGTGCGCGAGAGCGCCCGCGGCCAGGATTGCACCGTGCGCATCCCTGGCGCCTGCAACTTCAATCCCGAGACCACTGTGTTGGCCCACCTGCCATGCGGGCAGAAGGGCATGGGCATGAAGGGCTTCGACACCGTGGCGGTCTACGCCTGCAGCGCCTGCCACGACGCGCTCGACGGCCGCGGGAAAGGCGAGGTGGACTGGTCTGACATGCCCCGGGCGATCGCTGAGACTCATGAGGCCCTGATTCGGGCTGGCATTCTGACCGTGAAGGGGGCTGCATGATCACTCTGCACCTGCCATACCCGCCAAGCGTGAATACCTACTGGCGCCACCCGACCACTGGCAAGCTAGCCGGCCGCCATCTAATCAGCGAGAAGGGCCGTAAATACCGCGCCGACGTGTGCTGGTCGGTACCGCATGCCATCGAGAAGCTCTCCTGCAGGCTCTCTGTGACGATTGAGTGCTTCCCGCCTGACAGGCGCAAGCGTGACCTCGACAACGTCGCCAAGGGCCTGCTGGATGCCTTGTCGCATGCCGGGGTCTGGGGTGACGACGAACAGATCGACGACCTACGCATCGTGCGCCGGGAGACCACTAAAGGCGGCGCCGTGCGCGTCCGTATCGAAGCGCTCAAGGAGGCTGCATGACACCAGCATGGGGATTTCTGATTTTGGCCACCCTCATGGTGGTGGGCGGCGTATCGCTGTCCTGGGCTGGCGCGGTCCGCCGCAAGCGCTGCTACGAAGAATTTCTGCTGAAGAAGACCAATCGCATCCAGGGGGAACGACCATGAAAGTAATTAGCGCTCGCCAAGTTTGGCACGACGCACTGCACGAGAACCGCGCATCCGCCCTGGCCGTGGCCGCAGAGCAGGCGGCCCTGGGCAAGAAGGGGGGCTCCGCCGATGTGAAGATCATGGTCATGCTGGAGAACCACGACGGGAAGGAGGTCTGCAAGGTGTACGAGGTTCGCAAGGAAGGGGTGCAGGAAACCCGCCCGGGCCGACGCCTCACCAACGACCGCTGCGCCCACATGCTGACCGCCGGCCTGGTGATCCAGGCGATCGACTCCTTGCCGAAGTCGCTGCGCCACCTTGGGCACTTCCTGTACTCGCCCGTGGCCAGCGGTAACGACCTGAGCATCTCCCATGGCCTGGTATGGCTCGGGAGCGGCCTGGAAGCGCTCACAGACCGCAAGAAGCAGCGCGCCTACTGGATGGCCATGGCTGCTCTTCAATCGCACAAGATCCTCGTCCACGGCGGCGAGGCGATGGGCCCTGGTGCGGTGTGCATGTTCGTCGAGGACCGCACCGGCGAGAAGATGAACCCGCAGAACTGGGCAAGGGATTGGCAGGAGGTGTGGGATGCCCTCTGCAGCCAGGTGGACAAGCTCGACAAGCAGGCATTGAAGCCTGTTGCCCGGGTGGTGGAAAGGCTCCGTGAACGCAATGACGAGACGCAGGAAATAGCCGCTTGACAGTTTGAGGAGTGTTTTGGCACTATTTCGCCATCGTCATAATTTCGCCTATGGCGAAAACATCCTGAACCCGGCCCCAAAAGCCGGGTTTTTTATTGCCCAAAGAGGCCCTCAACAGTCCCGGAGGCAGAATGTCCCGGTCAACGTGCTGGAGCCTCCTGGCCTTCGCCATGGCTCTTGCCAGCTACGCCATGCATCGCGACATCAGCGCGAACATCTTCCTCGGGTGCCTCTTCATCATCCAGGGCCTCAAAAGACCCGACGGCTCACCCCAAGAGCGCCGGGCACTCTTCCTGGCTGCGGCGCTCAGCGTCGGCATCCTCATTTTTGCGGTATGGGCACTTACCACGGGCGTGGACTTCCGCGGCCCTGCGCCATTCCGCTACAAGCACTAAGGGACTGAACATGGTCGATGCCGCTTCTGCAGCTGCCTGCACGGTTGTAGGGCTTGGCGGCATTGCCCTGGCAAGCTGCCTTCCCACGATTGATCTGAACGCTGTTGTCTGCGCCTTCGGTGGCGCACTGCTCTTCATCCTGTGGGCGAAGGACATCACCCTCTGGCAGCGTATGGGCTACCTGCTCGCTGGCTGGATCGGCGGGTACTACGGCTCTGCCGAGATCCTGGCGCAGGCCTGGACCAAAACCAGCGGCATTGCCGCCTTCAGCTGTGGCCTCGCCACCGTCCTGGTGAGCATCAGCGTTCTGGAGTCGATCACCACCGGCAAACTGCCGAAGTGGGTAACCGAGCTGCCAGCAGCAATCGGCAGCCTGTTCCCCAAGCGAGGGGGCCAATGACCCTAGACCAAACCATCACCCTGGCACACGCCGGGTTCTGCGGCGGGATATGCTTTGTCATCGCATTCATGTACCGGCGGGGCGGGTCGAGCTACAAGTTCCTGCCAAGCCTGTGCGCCTTCTGCCTCGCCTCCCTGTTCGGTCAGGAGTGGCTGAGCATCATCGGCGCAATCCTCCTGTACGGGCAGTGGCCGGCGACATCGCTGCCCAGCACCCTGATATTCGGAATCCTGTTCATCCTGGCGCTGCGCTCAAGGGGCAATGTGGCACGGTTGTTCGATCAGTCGAGACAAAGGCCGCGCGCCACAAAATAGACGTGCGCCATTTCGTGGCGCGACCACCACTCAGCCTGTGCGCAGGCCGGAGAATCCCCATGAAGACCGAATACCAGGTTCGCCCGGTGACCCGCTATATCGTGACCCGCTACGAATCACCTACCACCAAGGACGAGATGCTATCCGGGCCAAGTCAATCCAGCGTGGTCGGCGAGTTCGCCAGTGGCCAGCAGGCTGACTTGGTTGCGTGCGCGATGGCGGTATGTGATCGCGCTGATGGAATCGAGTCCAGTCGCACCCGCTGCGGGCTGAGCCTGGGTGAGGTCATCTCTGGCCAGCGCCTGGAGCCTGGTGAATGACGACCATCGCCTACAAGGACGGCGTTATCGCCTACGACTCCCGCCAGACCCGCAGTGGCTCCATCGTTTCCGATGACTGCCAAAAGCTCACCGTTGTAGATGGGGTCAGCTTCTTCCTATCCGGCGCCGTGTGCGACGAGAAGGCCCTGATTGCAGCCTACTTCGGAACGCCTTCGCCTGTTCCGGTCGAGTGCTCGGGCTATGTGGTTGATGGCGGCAGGCTGCAGATGGTCGGCCATGACGACAAGACTGGCGTATGGCGGCAGGACCTCGATCCGGCCAACCCTGACGCGATCGGCAGCGGCTCGGCCTATGCCCTGGCAGCGATGGACATGGGTGCAAGTGCTGAAGAGGCAGTACGCGCTGCCATGAAGCGGGACATCTACACCGGCGGCAAGGTTCGGACTATGAGGATTGACCAGCATGGCAAGGCCAGTTCCTACAGCTGATCTCCTTGAGCTGACTGATCTGTCGATGCTCGGCACCAGGCTCCAGCCGGCGCCCGAGGTTGGCGAGTGGGTGCAGACCGTGATCCTCAGTGAGGGTGGCGAACTGCACAACCCAGACCATGCTCACCTGATCGACGCACCGCTGCGCTTCCTGTGGGCGTCTGCCTGCTTCGAGAAGCAAGGGCGGACAGTGGTAGGCCAGGCCGAAGCGGTGATGTTCCGCGCCGGAGGATGGCAGAAGGCTCGGCAAGAGCAGCAGATGATTGACTGGTTCGGTGAGGTGCCGGGCTTCGTCATCACCTTGGCCGCCGATTACTGCTCGCAGTGCTCCGACACCGAGTTCTGCGCTCTCATCGAGCACGAGCTTTACCACATTGCCCAGAAGCTCGATCAGTACGGCGCTCCCAAGTTCACCCAGGACGGGCTGCCCAGCCTGACGCTCCGGGGACACGATGTGGAGGAGTTCGTCGGTGTGGTCCGCCGCTACGGTGCTGGGCACGACGTACAGCAGCTGATCGACGCTGCAAGCCGGCCGCCTGAGGTGGCCAAGATCAACATTTCGAGGGCCTGCGGAACCTGCCTACTCAAGTCGGCCTGATTTTGACGGGTCCTGACGGATGACAACTCTATGGCAGCACTACGAAGCGAGGTCAAAGCCTTCATTGTTCAGGCTCTGGCCTGCTTCGACACACCGTCGCAGGTTGCTGAGGCCGTCAAGAAGGAATTCGGGGTTGAGGTGAGTCGCCAGCAGTGCGAATCGCATGACCCCACCAAGTATGCAGGCAGAGGCTTGGCCCAGAAGTGGGCGGACCTGTTCCATGAATGCCGAAAGCGTTTTCGTGAGGAGACGGCAGACATCCCAATCGCCAACCGAGCGTTTCGGCTGCGCGGGCTCGGTAGGATGGCCGAGAAGGCCGAGAGCATGCGGAACCTGGCCCTGACCGCTCAGCTGTACGAGCAGGCGGCCAAGGAGTGCGGCGACATGTACGTCAACCGCAAGATCGAACCCGACAAGCCTCTGGGCTCACAGGCGGATCAGCAGCACGCCATTGCTGAGTACAAGCTGGAGCCAGACGAGAATGTCCCCGCTACCCCGTACCTATGAGGCGCCGGTCAAGCTGACGCCGAAGCAGGCGAACATCTATGTGTGGGGCTTCCAGCGTGACGCTCGATTCCGTGATGCAGTGTGCGGCCGCCGGTTCGGCAAGACATTCCTCGGCAAGGCTGAGATGCGCCGCGCGGCCAGGTTGGCTGCGGAGTGGGGCGTAAGCGTTGAGGATGAGATCTGGTACGCGGCTCCGACGCAGAAGCAGGCCCGCCGGGTGTTCTGGCGCCGACTGAAGCAGGCCATCCCTCGAGAGTGGCGGGACTGCAAGCCGAACGAGTCGGACATGCTGATCACGCTCAAGAGTGGGCACCTGATTCGCTGCGTCGGACTGGAAAACTACGACGACCTGCGTGGCTCCGGCCTGTTCTTCGTCCTGGTGGATGAGTGGGCGGATTGCAAGTGGGCGGCCTGGGAGGAAGTGCTGCGCCCGATGCTGTCGACGTGTGAGTACGTCATACCAGGCGTCGGCAAGTGCAAGGGCGGCCACGCGCTGCGTATCGGCACCCCCAAGGGCTTCAACCACTGTTTCGATACATACCGTGATGGGCAGCCCGACGGCGAGCCCGATCACAAGAGCTGGCTCTACACCTCGTTGCAGGGCGGCAACGTCCCGGCCGAGGAGCTGGATGCCGCGCGCCGGAAGATGGACCCGCGCACCTTCCGGCAAGAATACGAAGCCAGCTTCGAGAACTATGCCGGGGTCGTCTACTACACCTTCAGCCGCAGCGAGAGCCGCACCAGCGAGCGCATCAAGCCAGGCGAGGCTCTGCACATCGGCATGGACTTCAACGTCATGAAGATGGCGGCGGTGGTCTACGTCGTCAGAGATGGCCTGCCCTTGGCCCTGGATGAGTTCCACTCGGTGCGTGACACGCCGGAGATGATCGAGAAAATCAAGGCGCGCTTCCCTGGGCACGGTATCGCGGTCTACCCCGATGCCAGCGGCCAGAACACCAGCAGCAAGAACGCCAGCGAGTCTGACCTGTCCCTGCTGCGCAAGGCTGGATTCACGGTGATCGTGGATACCCAGAACCCGAGCGTCAAAGACCGGGTTAACTCGGTCAATGCCATGCTGCTGAACACCTACGGTGATCGGCGCCTGAAGGTCAATATCGACCAGTGCCCACAACTGGCGTTGTGTCTCGAGCGGCAGACCTATGACAAGCATGGCGACCCGGACAAAGACCCGAAGAAGGGTCACGACCACATGAACGACGCCGCCGGCTACTTCATCGCCAAGCGATACCCGATCAACGTGGAAATGACCACAAGCCAATCCCTGAGAATGTGACCATGAGCGATAACCCGAGCATCACGCTGCCAGCTGTCGACGCGATGCGCGCCTACTGGGCGGTGATCTCGCCGCTCATGGGCGGGACGATGGCGATGCGCGCTGCGGGCAAGGCTCTGCTGCCGCAGTATCCAGCCGAAGACGACGATGCCTACAAGGAGCGCCTGCGCCTATCGACCCTGCTGCCTGCCTACTCCGAAACTGTCGGCAACATGACGTCCCGCGTGTTCGCTGAGCCGCTTCAGGTGGGCGACGATGTGCCCGAAGTCATCTTCGAGATGACCAAGGACATCGACCATGCCGGCAACGACCTCAACTCCTGGGCGGTTGGGTTCTTCACCCAAGGCCTGAGCCACGGCCTGTGCCACGCCTTCGTCGATCACCCGCCCGCGGGCGAACTGAAGACCCAGGCCGACGAGCAGGCCGCCGGCGTGCGCCCCTACGTTGTGATGGTGAGGCCTGAGCAGGTGCTGGGCTGGCGCTCGAAGGGCGGCGTCCTGACCATGATTCGCTACATCGAGGTGGTCGAGGAGGAGGATGGCGAGTTCGGCGCCGCGTGCGTCGAGCAGATTCGCGTGCTGGAGCCGGGCTCCTGGAGAACCTATCGCAGATCTGCCAAGGCAGTACGGGGCAAGCAGGCTGCATCTGGTGGAACCTGGGAGCTGTACGACGAGGGCACCAACAGCCTGACCGCTATCCCTTGGGTGACCTTCTACACCGGCCGCACCGGTTTCATGACGGCCAAGCCGCCGCTGATCGAGCTGGCGCACCTAAACGTGAAGCACTGGCAGAGCCAGAGCGACCAGGACAACATCCTGCACGTTATCCGGGTGCCTATCCTGGTACGCATCGGTATCCAGACGCAGTACGACAATCAGGGTAGGGTGGTCCCGCCAGAGTTCAAGGTGGGCACCGGCCAGCTGACCGACCTTCCCAAGGACGGCGACCTCAAGTACGTCGAGCACACCGGCCAGGCTGTTGAGTCAGGCCGAACCGCGCTGCAGGACCTGATCAACGAAATGCGCATGGCCGGGGCCAAGCTCCTGACACCGGACAAGACGGCCACCAAGACCGCCACCCAGGCGGAGGAGGAGGCGGCGCAGGAACTGTCCCCGCTGGCGCGCATGGCGCACCACTTCGCCGACTGCCTGGCGCAACTGCTCCAGTACATGGCCGATTATCGCGGCCTTGGCGATGGCGGCACGGTCGAGATGCGCGGCAACTTCGACGTGGACTACATGCCTGAGGTTTCGCTGCCGACGCTGGTGTCCATGGCCAATGCCGGCATGATCAGCAAGGAGACGCTGTTCACCGAGATGCAGCGACGCGGCGTGATCAGCGATGAATACGACTGGGAAGCGGAACTGGCGAAGATTGAGGCCCAGGGCCCGGCCCTCGGTACGCTGTGATGAAAACGGCCAACGAGAAGCTGCTTGGCGAGCTGATCGGACACGAAGTCGACCTGACGCACCTGAGCAATGCCCAGGTCGTTGAAATCATCAAGATCCTGAACAGCCAGGACCCGGAGTTGCGGGCCGCACTGATTAAGGAAATCGACGGCCTCGGGCAGGACCTGTCAGAAGCATCCGTAGCGCTGGCCTTGGCCGGTGTATTGGGAATCAACCGGGCTGTGTTCGCCCGAGTCCGGCAGACCCTGACCCAGTCGACCGATGACCTGATTCGGTACGAGCTGTCGTTCGTACACCGCGCGCTTCAGGCCGTGCTTCCCGCTCTGGTGCAGGATCAATTTCCGGTCAAGGCGGCCGATTTCGCCAAGGTGCAGACAGCCGCTAGGACGATGCCTTTCCAGGGCAGACTGATCAGCGAATGGCTGGCCGGGGTCGAAGCGGGGCGGGCAGCATCGATCCGTGATGCTCTGCGGTCTGGGATAGTGGATGGCAAGCCCACTGCCGAGATCGTCCGCACGATCATGGGCACGAAGGCGGAGAGGTATGCCGACGGCGTTCTGCAGAAGTCGCGCCGCGATGTTGAGTCGGTGGTACGGTCGGCAGTATCGAGCGCGGCAGCAGTGGCCAGCGACAAGGCATTCGAGGCAAACGCCGTCCTCATCAGCCATGTGGAGTGGGTCAGCATCCTGGACAACCGGACAACAGTCATGTGCCGCATCCGCGACCGGCTGCCCTACACGCTGGGCACGTACAAGCCGATCGGACACAAGATCCCTTGGCTTGCCGGGCCTGGCAGGCTGCACTTCTGCTGCCGATCATCCAAGTGGCCAGTCCTGAAGAGTGCGAAAGAGCTTGGCATCACTGATGCCCAGGTTATGGCCTTGTTGGATGGGCAGTCTCCCCAGCAGGTGACATTCGGAGAATGGCTGCAGGGTCAGTCAGCGGCTCGGCAGGACCAGATCCTCGGGCCTGAGCGCGGGAGGCTGGTGCGACAAGGAAAGCTCAAATTCAAAGATTTCTACAACGACAAGGGCAAGTTCCTGACACTCGAGGAGCTGCGGGAGCGGCTTCTGTAGTCCGCGCCACAAAACACCAGAGCGCCATTTCGTGGCGCGCAATTCCAGAGCCTCGCCCAGTGCGGGGCTTTTTCATGCCTGCGGTTCGGATGGACGGGGCGACCTGGGGCCGGATGGCTCACCAACAGGCCGGATGGCCCAGAGAGACGAGATGAAACTCAAGACTGTTGAAGTGGATGGTAAGCAGTACGCAGTGATCGAAGACGGGAAACCAGTCTATGTGGAAGACGACGGCAAAGAAGTCGCCTTCGATGCAGTAGGCACCCGTAACACCATCACCCGGCTGAACGCCGAGGCCAAGTCGCATCGCGAGCGTGCCGATGGATTCGAGAAGGTCGCTAAGGCCTTCGAGGGCATCGAGGATGCTGCCGCTGCGCGCAAGGCCCTGGAAACTGTCGCCAATCTAGATGCCAAGAAGCTGGTGGATGCCGGCGAGATCGAGAAGGTGAAGGGCGAGATCAGCAAGGCCTTCCAGACCCAGTTGGACGAAGCCAACACCAAGGCGCAGACCTTCGAGCAGCAGCTGTATGCCGAGAAGATTGGCGGGAGCTTTGCCCGTTCCCAGTTCATCGCCGAGAAGATGGCTGTGCCGGCGGACATGGTCCAGGCCACCTTTGGCAGCAACTTCAAGATCGAGGAAGGCAAGGTCGTCGCTTATGACGCCCAGGGCCAGAAGGTCTTCAGTCGCTCCCGTCCAGGCGAACTGGCCGACTTCAACGAAGCGCTCGAGACCCTCGTCTCGCAGTACCCCCATCGTGACCACATCCTGAAGAGCTCCGGCGCCAATGGTGGCGGCGCTCCAAATGGCGGTGGCCAGCACAAACCCACGAAGGGCAACTTCGGTGGCTCCAAGGCAGAGCGCCTGGAAGCCATCAAGGGCCTGACCGCAAGCGAATAAGGAGGCCCAATGGCCCTTTCGAACATGAAGGTGTTCAA